CCGCTGGTCAAGGGGTCAGTGATTGCGTTTCCATCGTTTTTGGAGCATCGTGTGGTGCCGGTTACGTCAGGAGTGCGTAAGTCGGCAACAATGTGGCTGAGAGGCCCCCGTTTTCGATAAGGACACAACATGTCTACATACTCTTCTGATTTACGTATTGAGCTGATCGCCAACGGCGCCCAACCGGGAACCTGGGGCACAACGACCAACAACACGTTGTCGTATGTTATTGATCCTGCCATTACGGGTTTCCAGACTGTGTCCGTTACTAGCGCCAATCAGGCGCTTACTTATGTCAGCGGGTCTACGGCAACGGCGTCAGCCAACCAGGCTGTCTACGCTTCGCTGGCATTCACGACTACAACGGCAGCCAGCTTTGCCGTGTACGCACCGCCTAACCCCAAGCAGTACATAATTTGGAACAACAGTTCTTACACGCTGACCATCTACAACAGCTCGGTCATCGGCAACACGACTGCTGCTGGAACCGGGGTGGCTATCCCTGCTAGTAAAAAAGTCCAGGTGTTCAGCGACGGCACCAACTTCTACGCAGTGGATGCTGCAAATCTGACTGGAACCCTGGCTATTGCCAACGGCGGTACGGGTCAAACAACGCAGCAAACAGCAATCAACGCCTTGGCCGGAGCCACAACCTCCGCTCAGTTCCTGCGCGGTAACGGTACAAACGTTGTAATGTCGGCAATTCAAGTTGCGGATGTGCCCACACTAAACCAAAACACCACAGGGTCTGCCGGGTCTGTAGCAAACTCGGTTACGTTCAATTCTTCTGGTGGAGCATCTGCGGGTTCTTCGTTCGACGGATCGGCGGCTCGTACGGTGGACTACGCTACTGTTGGCGCCCCCTCTGCCACAGGCACTGGGGCTTCTGGTACGTGGTCAATCAGCATCAGCGGCAACGCAGCAACGGCAACAAGCGCCACATCCGCGACTAACGCCACAAATGCAACCAATGCAACAAAACTTGCCACAAACAACTTTACCATTGAAGAGTCTGGTGGTAATTTGGTATTCAAATACGGGGCGACGACCGTTGCTTCGATGACCTCTGCTGGCCTAATCACCACATCGAGCGATGTTGTCGCTGGCGGCACACCGTAATTAAGGAGAGAAATCATGCCTATCACAGTAGCTGGAACGCAGATTACGTTTAACGATTTGACTGTACAGACCACGGCGTTCACCGGCGGAAGCACTGTTGGTACACGCGGTCAAGTCTTCACATCTTCCGGCACCTTCACTGTGCCCACAGGAATCACCGCAGTCAAAGTGACTGTTATTGGCGGTGGCGGTGGCGGTGGCGGATACAGCTCTGGAACCGGCGCGGTAAGGGCTAATGGCGGGGCCGGGGGAGGAGTTGCTGTCAGGTATGTAACCGGCTTAACTTCCGGTGGCACTGTATCCGTAACGGTTGGCGGCGGCGGTGCTGGCGGTACGGCAGGCGTAGGAACCTCTGGCGGAACTTCTTCTTTCGGTGCTTATGCTTCAGCAACTGGTGGGGGCGGTGGTCCTGCAAACGCATCTTCTACTGCACCCGCAGCTTCAACCGGCGGTGCTGGGTCGTCTGGAGATATAAATATTACTGGCGGCGGAGGGATAAACGGTAGTATTAACACTGTGCGTTGCTGCTCTGACATAAGCATAAGTGGTGCTGGTGGTGGGTCGAGTGGTCAGAGTTCGACCACATTAGCATCAATTTACATGGTTACTGTTGGTGGGTCTGGGGGTGCCGGGTTCGTTGGCGGTAGCGGTGGAAACTGCGTTGTTGCGAATTCAGCCGGACCCGGAGGAAGTGTGGGCATTGCTGGGACTGGGTATGGGAATGGCGGTAGCGGCGGCGCTCGGGCAGCTGGCGGCGGTACGGCTAGCGCAGTCGGGGGCGCTGGTTCTGGTGGTATTGTACTTGTGGAGTGGTAAAAATGAAAAAAGCACTTATTTCACCGAACGAATCTGTGTCATATATTTCCGACTGGACCCCAATCGGAGTAAATCTGTACGCGCCCGTTTACACCACAATCGTGGGCAGTCAGCGCGTTGCTGAAGTCATGGATACGGCTTTTGAAATAGCTCCTCCGCTTTTCTGGGTTGATTGTGCGGACAATGTTGTGGCGGATCAGTTTTACTACGAGTCGCAGACGCAGCAAATCCTCCCAACGCCCGGAGAAGCTCCGTGTCCTGAGCCTGTGCAACCCACATCTAGCGGCGCTCAAACGCTATGACAGCTTTGATAGCCCCTCGCTTTGAGGTTGTGTATGACGGCGCATCTGTGAACGTCTATCACGCCAACAAGGGGCAGGGGTTGCCAAGGCATGAGCATCGCTATGCGCATTTGACCATGTGTCATGCGGGTAGCTGTGTCGTCCGCAAAGAGGGCAAAGAGGTTGTGGTCACCAAAGACACGCAGCCTATCAATCTTGTTGCCAACGAATGGCATGAGATTGAGGCACTGGAAGACGGAACAGTGTTTGTGAACGTGTTCGCCCAGGGGAAATACTGATGTGGACCCTGTCACTGCGTTCACGATGGTCTCTGGCGCTATCTCTGGTGTCAGAAAGTTGTGTGCGCTGGTCAAGGAAGCTCAAGCAGCTGGCAAAGAAGTAGCAGACCTAACCAGCCAAGTTACCCAGCATGTTGGCAAGGTACTTGAGCACACGCAGACGCTGAAGAAGGCGGAGCTAGAGGTCAAAAAGAACCCACCCAAGGACAAGTCCTTGCAGGTTCTGGCGTTTGAGGAGGTGGCTCGCAAGATGGAGCTGAAGCAGCAGTATGAGCAGCTTCGCAACATGATCATCTACGAGCTGGGATTGCCGGGTGGGTTCTGGGCCGACTTTGAGCAGACGCTGTTCAGGCTGGAGCAAGAGCATGAAAGGGACTTAGAACTAGCGGAGCAGATGCAAAGGGAGCTGGAATGGCAACGCAGGGTCAAGCTAGATCAAATGCAAGAGGTGGCCTTGGAGGTGGTAATCGTTCTGGTAATGCTGGCGTATCTGGTCGCGCTAATCTGGTCAGTGATGTTGCACCAGAAGAATCGATTGGGGGTTTGGTTGGTATGACGATCATGGCGTTTCTGTTCGCCATCATGTTGCCGGTGATGATGTTCATGTACATCGACATGCACAAACTCAGGCTGGAGAACGAACGGATCACGCAGAAAATCGGCAAGTACCGACAACTGATTGAAAGGTGCGACAGGTGAGCGAACAGGACAAAACGCTGGGGGTGTTGGACCGCATACTGACGTATGTGGACAGCCCGTTTAAGCTGATCGCCTTGCTCATCATGTTCATCTTTGGGTTCTGTGCCTGGTTTGTTTACAGCAACCAAGAGCTGCTGGTTGGGGCCTACAAGGAAAGCCAGAAGCTACCCAGCATCAATGAGTCCCGGGCGGACGACGCCGCAGCAATCCTCTTCAAGTACGGTGGTGCACAGACTGTGGCCATCTTCAAGGTAAACCCGTTATTTGGCACCCGGGTCTTGTACCGGGCGTATACAAAGGAAGGGCGCGACAAGCGCATGGAGGGCATCGATGTCGGTCTCTTTACCCAGAATCCCAACAATAACGCAGACGTTGTCAAACTTATGGCAGGAGAGACGCCATGCAGTGATTACGCAAAGCCACAAAGCGAAGTCGGCCTGTGGTACGTCGAGGCTGGTGTCACCTACGGTTGTCGTATCTCTGTACCACCCGACGCAACACGTTTCATCGGTCAAATTACCGTCGGGTACAAAGATCGACCTGAGAGCGTAGAGGATGCCCAGTCCATGCTGCTCATCGCTTCATCAATGTTAACCAAAAAGAGTTACTAATGCTGACACTATTTTCTACCTTGATCTCGTTTTTGATGGGCGGCTTGCCCAAAATTCTGGACTTCTTCCAAGACCGCAGCGACAAGAAGCATGAGCTGGAGCTGGCCCAGATGCAGATCGCCCGGGAGCTTGAGATGCGCAAGCTGGGGTTTGAGGCCCAGGAGCGGGTTGAGAACATACACACCCAGCAGCTTGAGATTGAGACCAAGTCCAACGAGAAGGTGTCCCTGATTGCCGCCCAGCAGGCTGAGATGCAGGCCATCTACGCCCACGACACGGCGCTCAACGAGGGCACTAGCCAGTGGATGAAAAACTTCCGGGCCAGCGTGCGCCCAGCCATTACCTATGGTTTCTTCTTCCTGCTGGTTGGTATTGACTGCGCCTTGGTTTACCACGGCCTGAGCACCGGCGTTGGGTTCCAAGACATGGCCGACCAGTTGTGGGATGACGAGACCCAGGCGCTGTTTGCCAGCATTATTGCGTTCCACTTCGGCGGTCGGGCATTCGGCAAATGAACGTCAGCCCCAAAGCTGTGGCCATGATCAAGCACCATGAGGGTGTAAGACAAAAGCCTTACCGTTGCCCAGCCAAGCTCTGGACAATCGGCGTTGGACATGTGTTGTACCCGGAGCAGGGGAAGTTGCCCATTGACCAGCGGGATGGGTTTGCCTTGAAGATCGAGGACTTCAGAACGTTTGAAATGGACGAGATCGATGGAATACTTCGCGCAGATTTGGCTCGCTTTGAGCGAGGGGTTCACACCTACATCACTGCTCCTCTTACACAAGGCATGTTTGACGCTCTTGTGTCTTTCAGTTTTAACGTCGGTCTTGGAACACTCCAGCGTTCGACGCTTCGTCAGAAGCTCAATCGGGGGGACAAAGAAGGCGCAGGACAGGAACTATTGAAGTACTGCATGGCTGGTTCCTC